CTTGTCCTCTTCCTAACCGAGACCTATGGGGAGGTTAAACACAGTCTCTCATACCCACAGTGGAGGGTGCTGTGGGGGTATACTCGTAACGGTTCGTCCCCCCGAACTTTTATCTAACTCTCTTAAAAATGACTGCTACAATTTCACAACAACGACAACTTAATACTTGGGATCAATTCTGCGACTGGATTACTTCAACCAACAATCGTCTTTATGTTGGTTGGTTTGGAACTCTGATGATTCCTACCCTGCTTGCGGCAACTATTTGCTTCATCGTTGCCTTCATCGCTGCTCCTCCTGTGGACATCGATGGTATTCGTGAACCAGTTGCTGGTTCTCTGATGTACGGAAACAACATCATCTCTGGTGCTGTTATTCCTTCTTCTAATGCAATCGGTCTTCACTTCTATCCTATTTGGGAAGCTGCTTCTCTTGATGAGTGGCTATATAATGGTGGTCCTTACCAACTGGTAGTCTTCCACTTCCTGATTGGTGTCTTCTCTTATATGGGTCGTGAATGGGAACTTAGTTACCGACTGGGTATGCGTCCTTGGATTTGTGTTGCTTACTCAGCCCCTGTTGCCGCTGCTACTGCTGTTTTCCTGGTCTACCCCTTCGGACAGGGTTCATTCTCTGATGGTATGCCGCTTGGGATTTCTGGCACTTTTAACTACATGCTTGTATTCCAGGCAGAACACAACATTCTTATGCATCCTTTCCACATGCTGGGAGTTGCTGGGGTCTTCGGTGGTTCTCTTTTCTCTGCTATGCACGGATCTCTTGTCACCTCTTCTCTTGTCCGTGAGACTACAGAGAATGAGTCACAGAACTATGGATACAAGTTCGGACAAGAAGAAGAAACATACAACATCGTAGCTGCACACGGTTACTTTGGTCGCCTTATTTTCCAATACGCTTCCTTCAATAACTCACGTTCACTGCACTTCTTCCTTGCTGCTTGGCCTGTTGTAGGCATCTGGTTCACTGCTCTTGGTGTTTCTACGATGGCCTTCAATTTGAATGGATTCAACTTTAATCAATCTATCGTTGACTCTCAGGGTCGTGTGCTCAATACTTGGGCAGACGTTCTGAACCGTGCTGGACTGGGAATGGAAGTTATGCATGAACGTAATGCTCACAATTTTCCGTTAGACCTGGCTGCTGCCGAGTCAACCCCTGTTGCTCTGACTGCACCTGCTATCGGTTGATAAAAACTCAATAGTTTTTAAGACCTCCTTCGGGAGGTCTTTTTTTTTATGCTATAATGCATAAATAATAATGCACGAAGAATGAACAATGCCCAGACCTATACAAACAACAGGGACAAAAATCTGCACCACTTGCGGAATAGAAAAGGATATTAATGATTTTTATTTTAGGGGTGGGAAGTATTCTCCTAATAGTCGCAAATCAAAATGTAAAGAATGTGACAAAAAAAGACTTGCAGAAAATCACGACCCTATTAAATATCGTGAACAACATCTTAAAAGAATGTATGGCATCACTCAACAAGATTATGATATAATGCTCACAGAACAAAATAACCAGTGTGCTATTTGTGAGACAATTGAGCCTGGTGGTAGGCATACGAGTAATTATTTTGTTGTAGACCACTGCCATACAACTGGTAAAGTAAGAAAACTTTTATGCCATCACTGCAACACTGCACTTGGGCTTGTAGGAGACAATATCAGCACTCTTCAAAAAATGATAGAATACTTGCAGACCAGTTGAGAAACTGTCTACCTTATGAACCACTCCACACAAATCTGCTCTATAATGTTCTTGTAATCAATCAACGTTATGACTAAACCAATTCTTACTCCAACTGAATATGATGCTCTCTGTAATATTTTAGAATGGGCGTGGGAAGTAGTTCGTTGTGAACCAGAACTTTGTTTGAAAGACGTTAATTATTCGTCTGCTTCCAAAGTTGTTTCTGAAACCAGAAGTGAAACTGGACTTTCGGTTGAATATGAACCGACTGGTGTAGATCAAATTCATACTGGAGAATGTGGTCTTGGTCTTGCAGAAGCATTTGAATACACACTTGATGAACCAAATGCGGAAAATATTCATACTATGATTACTAATTTGATGTATAAGTTGAATTGTAATCCAATTCTTGCAAATGGTCTTGGTAATAGTTGGGAAACCCTTTCACCTCTTGTAGATAATAAAGAGCGTGATCGTTTGGAAGATAGTAATGACGACCAAGATGCTACAACTCAAACACTTGAAGGATATGTTATTGAGCATATTAGTTTGAAAAACAAAGTTGCCAGACTTCAAGAACATTATGATAATGTTAATGAAATTGGATATATTCAAGTGGATGATAATCTTTGGATTGATGGTGGAAATTCTGACATTCTTCCTTGATAACAACTGAATAACTGATATAATTAAGAGGGTATAACAACCCTCTTTTTTATGTCTCATAATAATCAACACGAACCTATGGAGCCTTGGGTATTCTGGGCGGGAATGGGTATTATGATATTTACAGTTATTATTTTTGTTGTATTTACTCTTTCAGTGATGTATTGGGGATAATATGTTCAATTCATAACAAAACCTTATCAACTGAAATAGAACTCCTTATAATTACTAAGGAGTTCTTTCTTTTTATATGAAGATCTTTTTAGATACGGCAGATGTTTCATTAATTGGACCAGCATACGACACAGGATTATTAGATGGTGTCACTACAAATCCCACTCTAATCCTCAAAAGCGGTAGACAACTTCAAGAAGTTATTACAGAAATCGCAAATACATTTACAGAGTTAGAAAGCATCTCTGCAGAAGTTGTTGTAGATACAGCAGAGGAAATGCTTACAGAAGCAAAGAATTATTATTCAATTTCTCCAAGTGTTACAATCAAAGTTCCTTGTACTGTTGAAGGATTGAAGGCTTGTAAGTTTCTTTCTGGACAAGGAATTAAAACAAATGTAACTTTGGTGTTTTCCGTTGCTCAGGCAATTCTTGCATCTAAAGCAGGAGCAACATTCATCTCACCATTTGTAGGTCGTTGGATGGATAATTCAGTTGATGGAATTGAACTACTCAAGAACATTCGTAAGGCATTTGATTATTCTGGAACATCAACTCAAATTCTTGCAGCATCTCTTCGTGATGTTAGACAAGTTGAACAATCTGCACTGTATGGTGCAGATGTAATTACAATCCCACCAATCGTATTTTGGTCAATGTATAAAAACATTATGACCGAAAAAGGACTGGAGTTGTTCCAGAAAGATTGGAATGAAGTTCTTAAATCAAAAGAATGAAAAAGGAGCATCAGTGTTGGAATTTTATAATGTCATCATTCGCAAGATCATACGGGGTAAATAGAGTGATGATTGAACAGAAATTTCACGAAATTGCATTAGAATGGTGTGATGAGCACGATTACATTTGTGATGTTGAACTTGAAAGTTTATCTAAAGTTGATTTGTATTTTAGAAACATTTACGAAAACTGGGAGAAATAAATGAAAGTTGGATTAATTGGACTTGGACGAATGGGAGAAGGAATGTCCCGTCGTATGATGAAAGCAGGTATCGAAGTATGGGGATATCGTAGAAATTATGAAAAGGCAAGTGAAGCATATGAGAAAGGTTATGTAAATGGAGTTGCTACAACCATCGAAAATCTTGTCAGAATAGTTAAACAAAGTGGATCACAACCAGGAATTTTTCAAATGGTTGTACCAGCAGAAACAGTAGAGGAAACGATCAATGAGTTACTACGATTTTGTGGTGAGGGAGATATTATTATTGATCATGGCAATAGCAATTTTAAAGACAGTCGGAAGAGAGCAGAACGTCTGGCAAAGATGGGTATCCAATATATTGATTGTGGCACTAGCGGTGGTGTTTACGGTCTGGATCGTGGATACTGTCTTATGGTTGGTGGTGGAGATACTGCAGTCGCCACTTGCAAAAGCATTTTTAATGCCCTCTCTCCAGACATCCACTCTGCCCCAAGGACTGATGCCTGCGACAACGTAACATCAGCAGAGCACGGTTGGTTGCACTGTGGTGGTCCAGGAGCAGGACATTTTGTTAAGATGGTGCATAATGGTATTGAATATGGTATGATGCAGGCGTATGCCGAAGGTTTTAACATTCTAAAGAGTGCAAACAATGGAGCACAATACGTCAAAGAAGGAGATGCAGAGGTCGCACCTATGGCAGATCCAGAAAGTTACTGCTATGATATTGATGTTGCTGAAGTTGCTGAGTTATGGCGTCGTGGTAGCGTTGTTAGTAGCTGGTTACTTGACCTTACTGCTGATGTGTTGCGCGGCAGCCCACAGCTTTCTAACTTCTCTGGAGGAGTATCCGACAGTGGTGAAGGTCGGTGGACGGTTAATGCTGCTGTGGATCTGGGGGTTCCCGCTCCTGTCATCACCACTGCTCTTTATGAAAGATTTAATTCACGCAATCTGGGCACTTTCGCAGCCAAGATTCTAAATGGTATGAGATACATGTTTGGAGGACATCACGTTCGATGATTACGACTGAGACACCTTATAAACTGGCTGAGATCATTCGTGATACTTGGCCAGGTCTTTATAGACCTCCAGCAAAAGTTAACAAATCAACTCAAAAAACTAAATAATACTTAGATGTAATTGGAGATTTTGGTAATGGAAGAACTGCAACTTGAAGAACAACAAAGAACTAATCAGCAGGCACAGGATCGTACTCCATATGATCCTAATGCTGCTGATCGTTTTGCAGAAGGTTATACTCCAGTGGGAGAGGGGAGAGATAATACTCCAGTAGAACAAGTAAATCCTGTTCGTGTTGGTGAAGTTGAAGCAACTACCGAAATAAACTCTGATCTTGGTATTAATAATCCACAGGATCTTGCTTCTGGTGGAAGTGATTTTGCTTTGAATGAAAGAGTTCCCAATCAAAATAATATTAACTCAGAAGTTCCATTCAACGATCCATTAAGACCACTAAATGTCAATGCTAATAACTTACCTGACACTGCTAATATCCCTGTCAGTGTCAGCAATAGTCCTGAGGTTCCTGATAGACAAGTTCCACAAGAACCTGTAACTCCTACTCCAGAACCTCCTATAAATCCCCCTGATCCTCCAGTAGATCCTCCAGTTGATCCACCCGTAGATCCTCCAGTAGATCCTCCAGTGGACCCACCTGTTGATCCTCCAGTAGATCCTCCAGTAGATCCTCCAGTTGATCCTCCAGTAGATCCTCCAGTTGATCCTCCAGTTGATCCTCCAGTTGATCCTCCAGTTGATCCTCCAGTAGATCCTCCAGTGGACCCACCTGTTGATCCTCCAGTAGATCCACCCGTAGATCCTCCAGTTGATCCTCCAGTTGATCCTCCAGAAGACCCTGAAGATCCAGAAGACCCTGAAGATCCAGAAGACCCTGAAGATCCAGAAGACCCTGAAGATCCAGAAGACCCTGAAGATCCAGAAGACCCTGAAGATCCAGATAAAGGAAATAATGGATTTGGTAATGGAGATCAGGATGCTCCAGGTGGTTCAGGCCCTCATAACAACGCAGAAAATGACCAAACTCCAGGAGAGCAAGGTAACTCTCATCAAGATAATAATAATAATGGAGGAGGTGGAGGAAACTCAGATAGTAAAGGCAATAATGGGTGGGGAAATGGAGACCAGGATGCTCCAGGTGGTTCAGGACCTCATAACAACGCTGAAAATGATGAAACTCCTAATGGACATACTGCTGACCTTGTAGATAAGTTCCTCACAGAAAATCCAGTAGATCATTCAGACGACCATAATCCACAATTTGATATTCCAAATCAGGATACAGAGCATTCAGATCATTCAAATTATTCTGATTATGTAAGTGTAGAAGTTTATGACGTTCACAGTACTGATTTTGTAGATCATCACTATAATGATCATCATAATGAATTTTAAAATAATAATTAATTTTTTTTATAAATTAATATATAATTACATTGCATTTTATTGACTATGAAATTTACAGTTTATTCGAAAGATGGATGTCCTTATTGCACTAAGGTTGAGCAAGTGCTACAATTAGCAAATCTTGAGCACGTTGTATACAAACTTGGAACTAATTTTGACAGAGATCAGTTTTATGCAGAGTTTGGGCAAGGATCTACCTTTCCTCAAGTGATTGTGGATGATAAACACATTGGTGGTTGCACTGATACTGTACAATATCTTAAGGAGCAAAAATTAGTTTAATGGAAACGACATTTCACGAAGTTTATAATGATGTTGAAAAGGCAATTGATTATGCTTTTAATGGTAAATTTGTTTTAAATTTTTATGATTATTTAAAAGTTCGTGGAACAAGAAAATTGGAAGTTGAAGAATTTATTGAAAGTTCTACTGCTAATGAACTTAGCAATCTTGTAATGGACTTGGATGATTACCTTGAAGGTGGTTCTGATGAAATTCATAGACAACTTAGAGAAGGTTATGGTCACATTCCAAAACCACAAGCAAGAAAAATAAGAAATTACCTTTATGGTATTCTTGAAGATGCCTGGAGATATAATCATGATAAACGACCAGGAAGGAGAAAAAAGAAAACTAAATAAGTCAGAACCTCAAATTAACAGAGGTGTTGAGTTATTACTTAGGAATAGAAGGAGGAGATCATCAAAACCAAAAACTTTTCAAGTGAAGTTTGGTAAAATGATTTCTCTATTCCGTAGAGAGTTTCATTTTTTTATAGAATTTCACTTTGATATAAGGAAAAAATAAACTCTCTGGAGAAAGGAAAATGGAAACAGCATATGTAATAACATTCTCAGTAATGTTCACGTTGCTCTTTTTTATGGTTGGGGGTATAATAGGTTGGTTGACATATAGACACCTAATAGAAAATAGACCTCCTTATTTGCATCCAGAGTTCTTTGATGAAAATGGGCAGGTGATACCTGACGAAATAGTTGCAGTAACATTTGAAAATAACGATTACGATTATGACGACTACGAAGACGAGGAAGAAGACTGAAGAATTAGTAGTATCTCTTCCGACAAATCCTTTTATATTTGAAATCTTAGAACTTGTTTCTAAGCAAAGATCAAATGCAAAAAAAGTTGAAGTTTTAAAGACTTATGAGCATGATGCTCTTAAAACAATTTTTATTTGGAATTTTGATGATAGTGTAATTTCCCTTCTCCCAGAAGGTGAAGTTCCTTACGGAGACGTAAAGGATCAGAATGTTTATTCTGGAACCCTCTCAGAAAATCTCTCCAGAGAAGCAGTTGGTGGAGAAGCAGCTACTCTTCAAGATCTTCAAGGAAGAGACCGCACATCTATTCGTAAAGAATATCAAAATTTTTATCACTACGTTCAGGGTGGCAACAATACTCTGTCATCTATTCGTAGAGAAATGATGTTCATAAATTTACTTCAAGGACTTCATCCCAAGGAAGCAGAAGTAGTAGTTCTTACAAAGGATAAAAAACTTCAAACTAAATACAAAATAACTCACGAAAATGTTAAGGAAGCATATCCTGATATCAAGTGGGGAGGTCGTTCATGACGGCAACAATAGGAGCGAAGAAAAAAATGGCAGAATCTACAAAAAAAGAAAAGCAAATTCTGCCCCATGAATATGGATGTCAAATCCTTTTGGAAAAAACTACATTAGAAAAAGCAAAAGATACTTCATTCCCAAATGATGCATATTTGATTTGGTATGTTGAAAATGGGAAGCAGCATATTGATTTAACTCGCTGTCATAAAAGAGTTCAATTGTTTGATATGTATTATGATAAGTATGGTCCAGGAGCAGTTCAAAAAATTGATTTTGGATATGGT